TGTAGCGAATGCGCACGGCGCCGGTTTGCCGCCGCGCGAAGGGCCAGCGCTGGCCATAGATGGGTTCCACGAAGCCGCGGCGGGCATAGGGGCCGGCAGCGGCCGAGTAGGTCCAGAGGTTCGTCGGCGGCGAGCCCCCGTCCGTGAAGGACTGGAGCACACCGTTGGGATCGATGTACTCGACGCTGAGGACTTCCTGCAGCGGCGGATGGGGCAACTCAATCCGCGCGTCCATCCCGCATGCGCCGATGAACGGAAAGGCGTCGAGCCAGGCTTCCCGCGTTTCCGTGAGCGGCGGCCGGCCGGTCTGCTCGGCAAAGTACGACGCCGCGCCAATGATGTTGACCGCGATCAGGGAATCGTCCAACGCGTTGAGGGAGCGGATGTGAAGCTTCGCGTAGTCGAGGGTCAACGCTGAGACGGGCGGCGACCCATCGGCCACCGAACTAATGAACGTATCGGTGAGCACGAGTTCTGACGTCCTCATGCGACCGCCTCGCCTTTCGGTCGACACAGGTACGTCACGGTCGAATCCCACACGAGCGCGTCGGGCGGATAGTGCGCCAGCGTCGAGACGCAGAAGTCGTAGTCGCACACATAGCGTGAGGACCACTGGCCGAGCCGGGCCGGATCGTTCGGGGTCACGAACTGTGGGCCGCCGTGATTGCCGCAGCGCACCGTCGGCTCGCGCCAGATGACGTCGCCCCACGGCGCAATCATGCGGAACATCAGCGGTCGACCGGGATGCGCCGCGCAGCCCGTACGCATCGCCGCAAAGGCCCCGGGCAGAAAGATGTCGTCGTCGTCGAGGAAGACGAGGTGTGTGCCGGTCGCGTGCAGCATCCCGCGCCGCCGTTCCACGGCGCCCCAATTCCCGCCAGGCGGACACGGAAGAAACGTATAGCCGCGCCGAACCGCCGCGTCGCTGATGGCGTCGCCATGGCCGACCACGAGCACCTGGTCGTCGGCCGCGAGCGGCTGATCGGCGAGTGACTGCAACGCGCGGGTGAGCGACGGCCTCCCGATGGTGGCGACGATGACGGAGAACCGCGGCGTCATGCGGCGAGGCCTCGGAGCCGATCGACGGCGTCGCGGACGGCCCGCGCGTGGGTGCCCTGGAAGTACGTCGGGTCGCGTCGCAGAATGTGCTTGTCCGATTCGACGAAGACCCTGTCGGGATGATGTCCGGCCCAGTCGTGCTCAATCTCGACCGCCGGGATCATGACGCTGCGCCCGAAGGCCGCCATCACGTCGCGCAGGAAGAGGTCGCCCCAAAAGATCCGCGGGTCCCACACGAAGCCCAACCGTTCAGCCGCCGCCCGCGAGATGATCGAGAACGGATAGTGGGTCTCGTTCAGCGTCGTGACGCCCAGGTCAAAGAGGCCATCGGGAAAGAGGTTCGCGGCCGCCAGCACGAGCGCGGGCCAGCCCGGCGTCTTGAAGACCATGTCGTCGTTGCCGCACAACAGGACATCGCCCGTCGACGCGGGCAGGAGTTCATTGAAGAAGCTGGGCAAGCTCTGGTAGCCCTGCCGCCGCGGACCCACGATCATCAGATGCCCGAGCGCCGCCAGGAACAGGGCCGTATCGTGATCGTCATCGTCCACACGGAAGACCAGTTCGGCGTCATGGTTGAGCGGATGCACTGTTCGCGCGTACGACGCGAGTAACGTCTCGAGCCGCGCGAGGCGCTGACGGGTCGGGACGAGGACGGAGATCTTAGTGAACGACATGCAGTTGACGCAGGCGCGTCAGGACATACGCCATTTGTTCTTCGGTCAGTTCGCCCGAGTCGGACGCGACGAGCGCGACGTTGTTCTCAAACGTGATCGCACACCCGGCGCAGCTCCGGAGATGGGCAGAGAGCGCCGCATACGCCGGCCGCATCTCAGTGGCCCGCATACGTCAACACGCTGGCCGCCGCCGCATCCGGCAGCACCCCACTTCTCACCGCTTCGTCTTGCCGTTGCCGAATGCGGACGTCCTCGTCCCATTCGGCTTTCGCCCAGCCTTCCGCCACGAGAAACTGGAACATCTCATTCTTGATGCGAAACATATCCTCGATCGTCGCGCCGTGTGGCCGCACGAGGATCTCGTCGCGGTCACTGAACCCGACTATCCATTGATTGTCATAGTTGAAATCGACGATCTCGATCCCGCTCTCCTGGGGATGGGTCCACCAGCGACTACCGGGATAGGGGATGCCCACAGCTAAGTTGCAGGAGTCGAGATAGGGCTTGACGCTCTTCAGCCAGGCCATCGTCTCGCGCGCCGTCTCGACGGTCTCGCCGGACATGCCGGCCACGAGAAAGGCGATCGTGTAGAAGCCATGCTCCTTGGCCTTCTTGAGTGCGGCGGTGTTCTGAGCAACGGTCGTGCCCTTCTTGTTCGCGTCGAGGACTCGCTGACTCCCGGACTCGATGCCGAAGCACGTCACTTTCGTGCTCATCATCTTCAGGGATTCGGCAACATGGTCGTCCATCGTGTTGACACGGGTGTGGATGCGGCAGGCGAAGTCGTCCGGGCCGAATGCACTCTGAATGGCCGTGGCTAACTCGCGCAGTTTCGTGCGGTGCAGAGAGAATGTGTCGTCCTGAAGCTTGAAATGCCGCACACCTTTATCCATCACGAGCGCCATCTCGGCGATGATGTTGTGCGGGGAACGCCACCGCGGCGCCTGGCCAATCCAAGGGGTCGAGCAGTTATGGGTGGCGATGCCGTGCGCGAAGAACGTCTCGTGCCCGGCTACTGAGAGGGGATAGACCTGACCTCGACCCACGAAGGATACGAACTCGACACGCACCCAGTCGCCAGAAATTCTTTCGCGAGGGCAGCCGCCGAGTGCTTGTTCGCGTTCGTCCGCAGCGCATCTTCCCAAAAGTTGAGCACCGCCCACCCCTTGCCGAGATAGTCCTGCAACTGGATGGCCATATCTTCCGGCGTATGCCAGTGCCGGGATGAAAAGAGTATCGCGCGGCGCTCCGACACGTGCCGCATATCCGGATTGCGCCGCTTGCCAGACTGACACGGCCCAATCCAGAATTGCCGGCCACCACAATGGACAATCGGTAAGCCAGCCTGCTCGAAGCAGTCGAACAATTCCAACTCTTGCGCGCTCGAGACTGCGCGAGACGGCGGACTGATCCGTCCTTCTCGATAGGCGCGCTTGAGGGATACTGCCATCCTCGCCGCAATCTCCGGTTGTCGCATTGGGTTGTTGGCCTTCATCCGCTCCGACATCGCTCTTCGACCTGGTGTATCGAGCTTCGGCTTTCGTCGCGGCTTGATCGATGCCCGTGGTGCAAGCACGTACGGCGTGGCTGGCCGCGTCGGTCCAACGGCCTTTCTTCCGTCGGCGTACTGTTGCCTGACCGTCGCCGTCATCTTGGCGAGCGTGGCCGGATCGTCCATCGGATTGCCACGCGCCATCCGCGCCATGTGCGCTGCGCGCCACTTCTCGGTGTGCGGGATCGCCCACGGATGATCGAGACGCGCCGCTTTCTGCGCCGCCATCCGATTGGCCTGATTGGCCCGCGCGGCTTCCGCCAGGCGCGCTCTCACTTCCGGTGTTGGCGTTCGACCGCGATGGGCTCGTGCTATCGCTTCGCGCGCGCATGCGTCCGAGCACGTCAACCGGATCCAGCCCTTCGGTGATCGATTGAGATGCTGGACGCCGCAGACGACGCAGAAACGAACCTTCGCAATCCTCGGCATTCTTCCATCCTTCAGGCGTGACGAAGGGATGGTCAGCAGTCACGCCGAGGACGGTGCCATCCTCTAAGTGAAGATAGACCACATCATCAGCCTGACGGGAAGCAATCGCTGTGACTGCGCGAGGCTCTATGAGCCCAGTCGACCGATCAAATGATAGGACGGAATCGCCGGCTTGCAGCCACTCAATTGGCTGCTGTGAGCCATCGGCCATGTCAATGAGAGTCCCCTGCACAAAACAGTACGTGCACCGATACGGGCAGCCTCTGCTGCCGATGAGGGACATAACAGCGGACGAGGCCTCTGGGTGCGCGGCGTTGGGAAAGTACTTCCGCTTCATCACCGCGACGCCGTCGTTGTAGATATGGTCGAGCGGCAGGAGATCCCACGCCGGAAACGGAATCGCGTCGAGGTCCATCGCGTCGGCCTTGTCGCCGTAGTAATACGGCTGGAGCCGGCCGGCGTCCCAGTCGGTCAGCATCTGCAGCGTCGCGACCTCGCCTTCCATGACGATCACGGTGTCGAAGAGTTGACGGCCGTCCGCCGCGCGATAGTCGCGCCGCGTGGCGAGCGTGCCCTTGTAGTGGTACGCGTCCTGTCGGCCGGCTTCTTTGACTTCTTTCGGCTCGTAGGACGGATGCGGCCCACCTGCCACGAGCAGCGCGTCAGGATTCCGGTCTTTGATATAAGCCGCCAGTTCAAGGGCTTCTCCGAACTGCGGCGTGCAGAAGCCGAACATGTGCACGTCCGCATCCATGACCGCATCGGGGAGGTGGATGTTCCCCTCGTAGCGCTTGTCGAGCATCGACGTGACGACGATCTCGTGGCCCTGCGCGCGAAGGAGCCCGGCGATGTAGAGCACGCCGAGCGGGATGTTTGTCTTGCTGTCCGCGAGCCAGGGCGACGACGGCAGAATGCAGTGGATCTTTTTGCGAGGGATGCGCCCGATCGGCAGCCCGGTGCCCGTGATCGTGCCGCAGAGACTCGCGTCACTCATCTGGTAGCCGGACGACGCCATCGTGAGCGGCTTCGCCATTAGTACGGCGACCCCCCCTCATGTCGGGCCCACAGCGTTCGCGGTTCGATGCCCTTCGCGCGGAGCTGCGCATGGGCCAGGGCCAGGTCGCGCGGCGCCGCATGCCACGGATGCCAGAACATCGTCTGCGGAATGCGCACGAACTCGGTGCCGGTCGCGTGCAGGCGGTACTGGAAGTCGGTCTGCGCATGGCCCCAGGCCGTCAGCGATTCGTCGAGCCCGCCGACGCGGTCGAATGCCGAGCGCCGCGCCATCCAGACGCCAGCGTCGGTCGCCGTGTAATCGAAGTGGGTGCCGCGCATCACGCCTGGTCCGCAGCGCCGCCAATCGGCGGCCTCGCAGTGCGCGATGTCGGCGGCCAGGTGACAGCCGTTGCTCGTGACAAAGCCGTCCCAGTCGTCCGGCTTGTCGGCGGCGACGGCGACACACCGTCGAAGGAACTCGCGGTCGAGGAGATAGTCGGCGCGCGTCATCAGAATCCAGGGCGTCGCCGACGCGCGGACCGCGACGTTCGACGACCACGAGTGCGTCCGCATCGGGTCGCCATGCTTGAACGAATACACCCGGGCCGGCATCGGAAATGCGTGGGCCGCGACACGGTCGAGAATCGCCTGCTGACGATCCGCGGTGTCGTTGTCCACGAGGACGAGCTCGTGGACGCGCGAGAGATCTTGCTGGCGCACGGAGTAGAGCGCCGCGTCGAGATTCGCCAAGCCGAGGCTCTTGAAGTACGTGCAGCAGATCGTCAGGGTGATCATGCGAGCGCCTCGACGAACTGCGGATACGCGGTCAGCCGAAACACGAACGAGGCGACGTCGAGATGGCGCCAGCGCACCCCCTGCTCCAGCAGCGTGGCGATGAGTCGCCAGTCCCAGGCGAACTCGGTGAACGGGAATCCGTTCGGAAACAGGTCGTCGAGGACGCGGCGACGGAACAGCGGCTGGCCCAGGTCGATGCCCGCGCCTCGCGGCGGCGCGAACCGGAGATCCTTCCGGCCCGCATAGCGGCAGGAGCTGTATACGAACCCGAGACCGGTGTCGGCGTCGAGCGCGGTGATCAGCGGCCCGAAGTGACCGGGCAGGTACGCGTTGTCGTCCGAGAGGAAGCAGACGAACTCACCGCGCGCGACCCGCAATCCCGCAAAAGCCGGCGTCATGCCCCAGTCGTTCGCCCTCGTAGCGCAGGTGATGTGCCGAACGCGGGCATCGGCGGTGTGGGCCACGAGTTGATCGATCTCGGCTTCGATCGCCGGACCGGGCGCATCGGAGACGATGATCTGTTCGAACTCGGCCAGCTCGTTGTGTTGCACGGCCCGCAGGCAGCGCGCGAGGCACGCGGTTCGGTCATAGACCGTCGTGACGATGCTCACGCGCGGCGTCATGGAATCCCGGCCTCTCCGTCCTCTCCGGCTGGTCCTTTGAGATGCGCGAAAAATTCTGGGGGAGCACCATCGTGCGTACCAGCCGGCGGTTTACTGTTGCGTTTGCGTTCGTCCTCAGCGAGCGCCTGCTGTGCGGCGGCTTTCAAGGCATCGGCAAAGAGGTCTAACCGATCCCCGCGTACGAACATCTCGTATCGCATGAGCAGGCCGGCATGGGGTTCGATCCGAACTTCCAGCAATGTGCAATCATCCGGCACAAGCCCTCGGGCGATCAGTTCCTTTTCGAGCCGCGCCGTATGCACGATCGCGCTCATGCGGCCACCGCCGATCCCACCGTCGTGAGCACCGTCTGAAGCCGAGCCGCGTAGGTGTGCGGCGCCAGCCGTTCCATGCACCGCACGCGAATCGCCTCCGCGCTCGCGGTGTCGGTGAGCAGCGCGGTGACGATGGAGACACACTCATCGACGGTGCGGAACGTCGGCAGCTCGGGCACGAGCGTGGCGATCTCCGGCCGCCATTCGGAGACGACCAGGGCGCCGCACGCGAGGGCTTCGTACACGCGCGGATTGAGCGAGGTCGCCGGCACGTTGTCGCGGTTGAAGTGATGCTTCTCTCGGAACACGTTGACGACGATCCGCGTCTGTCGATAGAGCGCGGCCGTCGCCGCCGGCGCGATGTTCAGCCCAAGGCACAACTGCTTCACGACCTGGTCGGACCACTGGCCCCCGACGACGTAGCTCAGAAGTCCGCGCGCCGCGAGCGCCGCGAGATACCGATCGCGCGCCGGATTCCCGCCGCCGATGAAGCCGACGGCGTGGATGCGTTGCGCATCGCCTGGATAGTGGACATGAGGGTCGTAACAAACGGGGAGATAAGCGGAGCGTGGATGCCGGTGCAGCGTTGCCGGGTCGTTGACGAAGACGTGATCGAACTTGCCTGACCAGGTGCTCGTGTCGTCGACTTCGTACGGCTCGTCAAGAATCCAAAGAGCCGACGTCGGCGCCGCGACGCGCGGACCCCACTGTTGGAACCGCCGACCGTGAACCACGAACAGCAAATCTGGCGCGAAGGCGCGGACGCGCGCGGGCAGGTCAGGCACGTTCCAGTCGGCGTGCGCATACTCGATCCCGAGATCGCCAGCCGCGTGCACCAGGCCGTCCGTGAAGACCGAGCCGCAGCTCAAGAACTGATAGTCCACGCCGAAGACGCGCGGCCTCATGCGACACGCCCCAGTCGGTCGAGCTCGTCGTGCAGCGTGTCGACGGGGAAACATTCCAGCGCACTGCCCGGCGTGCAGTTGACGACCGTCACGCCGATCGCCGCAAGCGGCTCGACGAGACTCGGGAAGGCCGCGAGCATCTGCGGATACGGCGACGCGTTCGGACCGGGATGATCGGCGTGCCAGTGCTTGCGGCCGTCCGGGGCGTCGCTCAGGTCGTAACCGAGCAACACAATCCGCGCCGCGCCGAGATGCACCGCGAGGTTGATGGCTTGATAGCCCGAGTTCATGCCCGTGCGTAAGCCGGTCGGGTCGAGCTCGAGTCCGAGCGGCCCGGTGTTCTTGAGCACCTGGACGTCGGGATAGAGGGTGGGCAGCATCGGCGCGACCGAGTACTTCAGCCCGGTGAAGGTCGGCGCGCCCTTCTCCCAGCCCCACCACTTTCGATCGGCAGCGTAGAGCGCACCGGCCCACGGCGCGAGCCTGTAACTGTTGTTGATGGCGATGACGCGCGCGCGCCCGCGGCAGGCGTTGACGTCCGCCGTCGTCAGTGACGGACCGGCGCCGAGCAGCACGCACGTCTCGCCGTTCCACAGTTTCGGAACCGTCGTCACCGCTTGCCTTTCTTAGGGGGCTTCGTGGGCGGCGGGTTGTTCTGCGTCGACATCGCGCCGACCGCAGCCTTGGGCTTCGCCTTGATGCGGGTCATCGGTAGTCCCGTCCGGGATCGCCCTTGTCACCCTTCGATCCCTGCTTGCCGTCCGTCCCGGCTGGTCCTGGCTTCCCATCACCACCGCGGCGCACCATCAACTGCCAGTCCTTGGACTCGCCAGGCTTGGCCGTCGTCGAGACGAGACACGTCCAGGCGGAGTTGCCAAACGTCACCACATCGCCGGGCGTATAGGCCTCGCCCGCCCGGTACACATTGCGATAGATCAGCACCGGGAAGGTCAGGCGGCCGCCCGTGATCGGCGTCCCGTCCTTGAAGCAGAACTCCACGGTCCGCTCATCGACCCGGACGATCTGAAGCTGCTCGAGCGTCCCGTCTCGACCGTTCAGTCCTGGTGCACCATCCTGGCCGGTGTTGCCCTTGGTACCAGCCTGCCCGTCCTGGCCCACCACCACACCCAAGGTATGCAGCGTGCCGTCCGACAAGGTGAGGACCAGCGTCCCGTCCTTCGCGATGAGGGCGCCCGCCACGCCGACGCCGTCTTTCCCTGGCATTCCCGGCTGGCCGTCCTTCGGGGCTGGCAACGTCCCCACCGCCCGTCGCACGGCGTCGTCCACGAGTGCGGCGATGACCTCTGGCGAGACGTCTGCACCCGCCTGGCCGTCCTGGCCATCGCGGGGCAGCGGCAGCGCAGCCACCGCTTTGGCGATCTCCGTCACGATCTGATCGGGGTCGGCGTCACGCCCGTCACGGCCGTCTTTCGGCGGCGGCACGAGCGCGGCAGCGCGCCGCACGATCTCGTCCAGGTCTACCGCGGGCGCATCATGCCCGGGTGGGCCCTGCTCCCCGTCATGGCCAGGGGGCCCATCCTTCGGCGAGGGGACGAGCGCGGCGGCACGTTTGGCCACCTCATCAAGATCGAGGGCTGGCGCATCCTGACCTGGAGGACCGGGCTCACCGACCGGACCGGGAACGGCCGCGCGCGCCTCTACGGCCGCGAGACGTTCGAGCAGCGGCAGTTGGGCGGCCCTGATGTGCGCGAGCACAGCCGCCTTGCCGGATGCCATGCACGGACAGTCCGGATCGCATGTCGGGCAATCCTCCGGACACGGTTCCCCGCCGGGCGTCTGCCGTTCGCACGGACAGGACGACCGTCCGCAGGAGACGCACTGACTGAACGCCTCGTCCTCGTCGTCGTCCTCGTCATCCTCGGGTTTGCTCCGGGATTCCACGACCGCCACGCGCTCACGCAGCGCGCCGATGTCGCCCCAGCGGGCTTCCCAGCCCGCGATCTGGGACTGGAGCACCTTCACGTCGGCCACGATCGGCGCCATGGCGGCCTTGATCCCGGCCGCGATCACCGCGGCAATCTTCTCGGTCTCCGTCATGCGGCGACCTGAAGGAGTTCCTTGTAGACGAGCGCGAGTAATTCGTCGTGGTCGAGCGCTTTCGGGGACGGCACGGGCGTCGGATCGCCCGGTCTCGGCAGGCCGTCCGTCGGCGACGACAGCAACGCAGGCGGCACCGGTGGCGGATTGGCGGCTCGCTTCGCCGACGCTTTATCGCGCGCATCCAGCGCAGGGAGGCTGATGTTTTGCCCCTGCAGGTACGGCGCGTCCCCGCCCTTGACGGGCTTGTAGTTGAACTTCGCGCGCGCTTCATTCGGGGAGTAGACGCCCCCGACGATCCCCTTCGTCGCGACGTCCATCTTCTGCGACGAGTCCATGCGGTCCAGGGACTCGAGGTCGAAGCCGACTTCGTAGCTGACGTCTTCGAGTTCCAAGCCCTCCGTCAGACAGAGTTCGATGGACTCGAAGTAGTACTGGAGGCACTGGCTGTAGTACTGCTGGCCGAGGGCGTCGACGTTGTTGTATGACGGGAGGGGCCCGACGCCGACCAGAAAGCCTGGCACATGATGGACGCTGCAAATCTTCTCATCGTCCCATCGGAGCTGATCGATGAGCTGGGCGTCCACGGCCGACATCACGGCCGGCTTCTCGAATTTCAGCCCGTCCCCGAGCACCGCCACTTTCCCGATGTTGTCTTCGCCGGCGTAGTTCTCCTGCCAGTACTTCTCCAGGCGCTCGGCGGTCTCCGGGCTGATCTGCCCGGGCGCGGTCAACACGCCGCCGACCTGCGAGCCACGCTTGAAGAGCCGCGTCGCGTTGCCCACGATGGTCAGCCCTTGCATCGCCGCGTGCCCGCACGCGAAGACCTGCGAGAACCCACAGAGCGGATGGTAGGGAGCGAAGCCGATGTCGTGGATGATTTCGCGCGCCGGAATCACGATCGACGCTTCGGTCAACTCGGCGAGGAGATCCTGCTGACAGGCGTAGTAGACATCGCCAGACGGAGTGACGAGGGGGCGCACTCGTAACGGGTCCAGCAGATAGAGCGCGGTGACGATGCCACGCGCGTCCCGTTGTTTCAGCGCGTAGGTATTGCCCCGCATCAACTTCGACAACATCCAGTACGTCAAAAACTGGATGCGGTTCTGGTAGTGGTTCGGCCGTTCCAGCACGGGGGCATACGGGGAGTGGCGATCCACTTCCACATCGATGCCGGCCACCTCTTCGATGAGCATCGGCCGAATCTTCGCGACATCGCCCGCGATCAGCGTGACGCACGCCCAGTACGTCGGGTGCGTCATCACGTCTTCGACGGGGGCGATCACGCCGCGCTGCCAGGCGCCGGCGAAACTCTCGCGTACGATCGGCCACCAGGCCATGGGGCCCGGCAGGTGGGTGATGAGATCGCCGCCTCCCGCCTTGGTGCGCAGCTCGAGGCTGAACGATCCAATCTGGATCTTCATCAGGCCTCAGCCTTCAGATCGCGCGAGTCCTCGGCCTTCAGATCGCGGCGCTTGTACTGTTTCTTGTCTGGGGTGTGGTCGACGACGCGCTCAACCGCGCCGACGGATTCGAGCACCGCGCCGGCGGCTTCCTCGGCGTCGAAGATCTCGCCGGGCTGTTGCCCTTGGGGGCATTCCTTCAGGGCTCGGAATTTCATGGTCCCTCAAACGCAGGGAATCGAGGACGGCCCCGGCGAGCCGTCCTCGGGGAATCACTTGCTCTCGTCGCGATCGCCGGACGTCTCTGTGTCGTCTGGCGGGTCGATCGTCACCGGCGGCTCCGGCGTCGGTGGGTCGTCCGGCGGCGGCGGTGCCGCCGGTTTACTGGTCGATGGGTCCGTAAAGGGCATCGGAACTCTCCCGCCGCTCAGGGGTCACCCGATCGCGTTACGCGCGATAGGCCGCCGGTCCGATGTAGCGTGCCGCGCCGGTGCGCCGCAGCTTCCAGTTGATCTCCCGGGTGGCCATCAACCCGACCATGCCGGTCTGCCACAGCGAGACCAGCGACGCGCCCGTGCCTGTCAAGCCGGACTGGGACGAACTCGTCTGCATCTCGATCGAGGCCTGATCGCTCGCGTCGATCGTCACCACGCCGTCGTCGGAGAGGTACACATCGCCCGCCTTGACCGCGACGATGATGTCTTCGAGCGGGGACCCTTCCGAGACCATCGACTCCGAGGTGATGACCGGGAACCCGAGCAAGTTGCCGCCCGCCATCGTGATGTTCGGGAAGCTCTGCACGCCCAGGGTGTTGATCATCAAGCTCAGATTGAGCGCGTCGATCGTCGACATGATGATCACGATGTCGCTGGGATCGAGGAGCAACGTGGCGAAGGTGGCGAGCAGCGTGGCAAAGTCCGTGCGGAACGCCGCCGCGGTCGCCCCCGACGGCGCGAGCGGGGTTGTGTTGAAGGTGACCGAGGCCGGCGAGGTATTCGCCACGGCGGCTTTGGCCGGGTTGATGAAGTCGATGTCCTGTTTCACGATGACCGATTTCGTGAGGTCATCGCGGACCTTGGCTTCCGCACTCGGATTACTGAAGCGCATCTCTTCCTTGGTCAGGATCGCCAGCGCGGCGAGGTTGGCCCACGTCAGGGTCACGTTGAACGACGTCGCCGCGCTCGGCAGCACGGGCAAGCCCTCTCCCTTCCACGCGGCCGTGAAGCCGGCCGAGAAGCCGGACACGCGCGTGTTGAACGGCACACGCCGTAGCGGGGGAATGCCGTTCAGGCCAAACTTGCCGAGGATCGTGCGCGGCCGGAGATACTCGATGAAGTCGTCCATGATGGCGTACGGCACGAGGTCGGAGAGGTTGTTCGCCGTCTGCGCCGCGCCGGCGCCGACGCCAGCCTTTTGCTGCAGGTCGATCAACTTCTCGATCCCGGCGGCGTTGTCCCCGTAGTTCTGCCGCGCAATCTGCTTGGCCTCGAAGTGATTGCCCCTGGCCATCCCCATGCACATGGCATAGCGGGCGAAGTGCACGCCCGGCGGCAGCGGCCGCTCCACCGTAATCACGCCCGCACGCGCCTGCCCGCCTTCAGCCGGCGTGCGACCGGCGACCGGCGCGGCGGCCGCCCTCTCGCGCGCTTCCGCGGCGCGCAGACGGACCAGGTGGTCGTCGATTTCCTTGATTTCCTCGATGAGCGTGTCGTGCTCTTCCTTCTGGGCCGCATCAAGGGTCTGACCCGTCTCGGCCGACTGTTCGAGGATCGCATCCGTTGCCGCGACCTTCGCGGCGCGCGTGTTCACGAAGCCGGCAATCTGATCGGCATAACTTTTCTTCATGGGGCGTTCCGTGCGCATCTTCACGACGCGCGATAACCCCGGAACACCGGGCGTGGGTGGACGATCGACGGCGGCCCCAGCGCCGGACACGGCGAGGCCGGTATCGAGTGATTTGATCGTCTGAATCGAGGCGTCCGTGTTCGCCGGAATCGTCACGGCGGAGAGTTCATGCCACATCCATTTCAGGTAGTGATAGCCGCCGGTGGCCTTGTCGTAGGCCTCTTCGATCGACGAGAAGCCGATCGAGAGTCCGCGGACCAGCTTCATCGTGATCGACTGCCAGGCCATATCCAGGCGGTCTTTGAGCACGCCCGGCGTGTCGGTCTGGGCGATGCGCGCCTGAATCTCGATTCCGGCCTTTGATGATTTGGCGGCGAAGACTTGGCCGATCGGCTGCCCGCTATCGTGTTGCCAGAGCAGCGGAATGGGCAACGTGAACTCGGCGCCGTCCGGCTCGACGACGTCGCCGTAGAAATCGGTCGAGGCGCTGGTCGCAATCCCCGTGATGACGCGCTGCTCCGCGTCGATGCTCTTAATCTCGAGGCGTGAGTAGGCGCGTCGACGCGTGGGGCTGGCCGTCTTCTGCTTCAGGGCCGGCGCCATCCGATACCGCGAGCCGACGCGCTGGGTGTTGGTGATGAGGTCGCGCTGCTCCGCGAGCTTCGTCAGCGCGGCCGTGAGGGCCTGGTCGAGCGGCAGGGCGTCCTGCTCGGCGATGATGGTGGCAAAGCGCGCGAGCTCTCGGACGTGCGCGCCGCTATACCCCTGGGTCGCGGTCACCGCCCGGCCGAGGTCGGCGGGCGTCAGGCCGGGCAACCATTTCAGGAGCATCTGCTTGCGGGCGTCATCGCTCGGCAGATCGAACTTCAGCACGTCGTGAAAGCGCCCGGGCCGGTCGATCAACGCGGCCGGTAACTGCTCGGGATAGTTCGTCGTCATCATCGTGACAACGCCCGTACTCCGGGCGACCCCGTCCATCTCCGTCTTGATGAGATCGACGGTGGTGTCATAGAGCCAGTTGTCGATGTCCTCGAACACGACGACGGACGGGGCGCATTCGCGGGCGAGGTCAAACGCCTGGCTGAACCCACCGAAGCTCCCGCTGTAGTGGAAGTCCCGTGAACTGACCCAGATGAAGGTGGCCTGCGCGTCATTCCGCACGATGCGCGCCGCGAGCGTCTTGCCGGTGCCTGGCGGCCCCATCAGGAGCACGCCGCGGTTCTCGAGGGCCTTGCCCTTCGTGTTGACGAGGCTGACCACGCGGCCCAGCGCCGCGGCATTCTTGGGGTCGAGAAACAGATCGGCGAAGGTCTCGTCGGTCTTCGGCAGGAACTCCCCCGAGAGCGAGAACGCCTCGCCCTTCAGAAAATTGATCTCGCCGGCTCGCGTCTGGATCGCGCCGAGTAACGTCTGGGCGGTGCCCAGGGATCGCATCCCGTAGACGGTCACATCTAGCCCGTACCAGGCGGGCTCGACCCGGAGCGTCGCACGCGGGCCGGTCGGCTCCGCCTGCCGGACGAACCGCATCCCATCGATGAGGAAGTCGGCGCTCTTGGTCGAGTTGAGCTGGATGATGTTGTAGCTCGGCGGCGTTTCTTCGCCGCGCCAGTTCAGGTTCCGGACGTCATCGACCGACCAGGCGCGCAGGACATCATCGACGGCCGTGAGGAACGCGCCCATCCGCACCGCCGGCACGCGCATCTCGCGCCGTTCGAGCGCCTTGATGTCGACCCCGAGGTATTGAGCGACCAACGCCTCTTCGATCGATTGCGGCGGAAATTCGGCGCGCGCGACATCGAACGCCGTTGAGAGGCGCCGATTCCAGCGCAAGGGTTCGACGTGCACGACGGTGGCACGATCGATGGCGGCGCGTAGGGTCACTGGTGCATCTAGCCTGGACCCGATGGCGCGGGGCGAGTTAATTCAGTAGAAAGAACTCAGCGGAGTTTCACGATCAAGAGCTCGCGGATGGTCTTCGAGATGCTCTGCTCTTCGCGTTTGGCGAGCTCGATGAGGCGATCGTGCATGCTCGCCGGCAGCCACACGGAGGCGCTCGAGCGTGGCTCAAGGACGCGCGTCGACCCGAGCGGACGGCCAGGCGGCCGCTTCATCCCTTCCTCCCGCCCAACACCAGGATCTGATACTCCGGCTGGCGCACCGGCGCCGCCATCGCGCGCGACAGAGCCGTCCACATCGCCACCGGCCCGTCAATCTTGTTCGCGGAATCCTTCCCGCCGGCTTTGCGCGGATAGATCTCGTCCTTGTAGCTGCGCTCGATCACGACGTTGGTAATCATCCAAGCCATCGCCGGGTTGCCGTCGTGCTGCAGCTTCTTCGCGAGCACGAGGCGTTCGGTCAGCTTCATCGCCGGGTCCATCGTCTCGACGGTCTGCGGCACGGTGACCACGAACCGGTCCACCGCATCCCGGCCCATGCGCGGCTCGAGGACGCGCTTGAGCTCCTGCTGCATCTGGGCGGCCAGTGCTCGATCGAAATCGATCTCCCTTACCTGCAGGAGCAGATCGCACCACCGCACGAGGTCGGCCTGAATCCGGGCGAAGTCGGCCTGATCCCCGTCCGTCTCGATGATGTGCCCCTCGTGCACCCAGCCGGACATCTGGGCAATGGGTGACCGGTCGATCGTTGCCTTCGGGAGATAGAAGCGCCCGACGATCGCGTACGCGTCCGCGGCAATCTGGAACACGGCGACGAGCGCCGCAATGTCGCGGACCTCGGCCAGGTCGACCCCGATCCAACAGGGGAAGCCCTTGAGCGCCTCGATCGTCACGCCCTCGACCGCGCAGGTTTGCCAGAGCGTCGCGGTCATCCAGGAGGACTCGGTGCGAATCCAGACGTTGAAGTGCTTTGTGAGGATGTTGTTGAGCGCCGCCGGCGAGTGCTGCGCCTCCGCAATCTTGCGCACCAGATCATCCGCCTGCACACTCACGCCGTAACTGGGATTCGCTTTCTGCTGAACGGCCGGCTGACGAATGTCATCGCCCGGGTCGATCCCATACACGGTCCCGAAGAACGCCTCGTCGATCGCCACGCCGTCGAGCACCTTCTCGAGATATCCGAGCTTCTGATGGCAGATGCCGCCGATCTCCACCCCGGCCGTACTAATGCCGATGATCAAGGGCTGGAGGCGCGCGCCGGTCGCGGTGTCGATCACGTTCCACACGGCGGGGGTCTTGTGCGCATGGAGTTCGTCGACGATGGCCAGCGAGATGTTCAGGCCGTCGAGGCTATTCGCGTCGGCCGACAGCGGCAGGAACTTGCTGGCGGTCGCCGGCACGGTCAGCGATCGTGACGTCTCGGACCCGAGCCGCACGCCGTAGTACTCGCGGAACTGGGGTGACCGCTTGGCCATCTCCCAGGCGATATCCGCCACCGCCTTCGCTTGCTCGCGAGTCGTGGCTGCCGAGACGCACAACGCCCCGGGCTCGTGCTCCTCGGTCAGCCCGTAGAGCGCCAGGACGGCGCCCATCGTGCTCTTCGCATTCTTGCGCGGGACCAGGATCAGCGCGATGCGAAAGCGCCGCAGGCCCTTGGCATTCGCCCAACCATAGAGCGTGGTGAACACCCAGCACTGCCACGGCTGCAGCACTAGGGTCCGCCAGATGGGCAGGTCGTGCTCGTCGCGGGCGACGACCTCGGCAAAGCCCCGGCCGGTCACATACGGCAAGAGCTCGGCGAATCGGCAGATCCGGACCGCGAGCTCCGGGTCGAAGTGAAAGGGAAAGCCCGGCGTGTCCTGCCGGTCCAGGTCGCGCCGATTCCGCGCACAGGCCCGCTGCACTTGAGCGCTCGCCGGAATCGTGCCATTGAGGATGTCCGCCTGATACTGGGCCGCGATGGCCAGGTAGTCGCGACTCACGAGCCCGCCACCTGGGCGAAGGGATTCACAGCCGCCTTCGGCTTCTCACCGGTGGCCGGCTTGCCGAAGGCCGTCAGCTTGAAGTCCTTCAGGGAGACCGCCAGCTGTCCCGCCTGCCCGCGACGCTCCTTCAGGTAGGGCAACGCGTCCTGGGTGGCGATCCCGAGCACGGCAATCCGGTCATCGATCGCCCGGACCATGGCCATCCGGAGACACAGTTCCCGAAACCCGGCCCGCGTGGCAAGGGTCAGCGTGCGCTCGGCCAGCGCCTGATCGGCCCAGGCCCGCCAGCAGGCTTGTGCCGGGGCGTTCAGGTCAGCCGGCGGCTCCCGCAAGCTTGCCTGCGCCTCCGCCGGAACAGCCGGCGGCAACTCCGGCGTGGTGGCGCGCCGGGTCCCATTCATCCGAAGCACGTTATCCGGCTTCGGACCCGGCTTGCGCCCTGCCCCGACGCGACGTCCACCTCGGCCCAATGTGTCAGCGACCTCCTACAGAATCAAAGACGACCCCACCAAAATCAAAGAACGACCAGCCGGTTGTTTGAAAAGCCCATTTTTGTAAATTCGAGGCTGAACTGGTTCCGCGGGGCGTCACCCTGAAATCTTTTGACTCCCCCCACCCTCGCGGGCGGTCTTCCGCTGATGGCACTGCGCACAGAGCAACTGAATGCGCGTCACGTCGCACACGATGACCGGGTTCCGCCGTTCCCAGTCGGCCAGGGGCGGTTCATGGTCCAGGTGAAGGCTCGATCCGTCTCGGCTGGTATAGGTGAACACGCCGTCGTCTCGGCATTGGCTGTCGCGGCTGCGTGGTCCGTCTGGCAGCGCGGCTCCACAGACTGGGACGACATTGGCCTCCACCAGGGCGGCGAGGAAGCGACGGCGGAACGGTTGCCAGTCTCGGGAGGTATAGCCCCGCTGATGAGCCGTGCCGCGGTACTGCTCCTGCTGCCGGGCATGGATCGGACAGCGTCCGTGATGGACCAACGTCGGACAGCCCGAGGCCGCGCAGGGCCGCAAGGGCGCGGTCGGCATCCTAACCTCGTTCCACGTGCCACATACCCTTAATCCTGCAATAGGATGCGGGGTAGAGACTGTGCCGTTTACTACCGAATCTGCGTCTTTCTTTGGGCGAGTAACCGAAGCAAGGTGCTGGTCAGAATGGTGTAGCGGCCGGTTGGGGAGCGCACGGCGGGAATCGTGCCGAGACGAATCCAGGCACGAACGGTTTCGGCCGTGATCTCTAACCGGCGCGCGGCGGCGGCTGGCGAGATGGGGAGATCAGCATCAGTGGTCGTGTTCATTCAAGAACTTGTAATCACAATTCAACTTGGTTCATCAGGCGGTCGAGATCGACCAGGTCATCGTCATAATCATGCTGATATTCCCAAGTCCGCATGCCGGACTCTAAGACTTCCTCTAGACGCACCAGCAGTTCCAGTTGCAGAACGAGACCTCTCTTCAATGCGCGCCGAAACATGAAACGGCTCACGTGCCGCTGACGCTGTCGAGCGCTCACGCGCTTGTGTCTTTCGCATCGTTGGAGCACGTCACGGCCTGACAGTCCCACGTCATACACGGCGGGTGCATCGCATCGCTGAAACTTCGAATCTATCCAGCGACACGTCGGCGGGTCTGGTTCCACGAGAAAGACAGCCGTGCCGGATGGAAGTGATGCCCGCGCATCTTGGCTCAGATAAGCAGGAGTCTTCACCGTAAAAACCTCGGCTGCTGCCGATCGCCATCCCAGTTTTCACCCCAGCGCGGTTGCTCGGTGCACAGGTGATAGACCACCGCCGTCGGCAGAATGGCGCGCTTGGTCGCCGGCCAGAGCGCCGCGAACAGCATGTCGTCGTGCGCCGCCGTGCCCAAGCTGTACGGGTAGTCCTTCTGGCAGGCACTGAACCAGAGCTGGAAGTACCCGATCGGCAGATAGCCGTAGAGCGTGCTGACGAGACGATGTCCGATCGGCCGGTCAACGACCGGCTTCATCAGCAAGCCGTAGGTGTGCTGCGGCACGAGCGAGCCGAGATATTGCTTCAGTTCCGCGGGCCCGATGATGTCCACCCGATCGGCGCCGTAGATCGTGCTTTTATCGAGGTGTGTGTGGTTGAACAGGATCCGCCGGAAGTTATCCGGCAGGATGATGTCGGCATCGAGATGCAGGCGCCAGCCGTAGTACTGGAAGTACGACATGCCCGCATTGATGGCCGCGCCTTTGTTCATCGTGCGGCCGTTCTTGAAGAACAAGTCGGTCGTCACACAGTGCGCGCCGTGCTTCCGAGCCACGGACTGCGTGCGTTTGTCGTCATGGGAGGTGACGACGATCATTTGATCGAAATGTGGGTGGTTGAGGCCGAGCGTGACGTCGAGGAGGTCGTCGAACCCCACCGAGACGGTGACGCCTTCCAGGCGCAGCGCATCATCGGGCGGTTTGGCTTGACTGACCTTTTCCGGCGCTGCACCTCGCATCATGTCGTGAATCTCGACCGACATCGTCTCTCCCTCAGTGCACCGTCAGCGGCCGTGCGACCGGTGTCTCGAACACACATCCACGGGTATCCATCGCCTGCACGCTCAGGTTGTAGACGCCCGGCACGATCGGCACCGAGATCGCCAGCGCGCGGACGCTGCGCAAATCGCCGGTGGGGTCCGGCACGTCGCTCGCCACGCTGACGACGCCGTTCAAGGTCAAGCGCACTTGAAGATCCACCATCGCCTGCGGTCCCACGAGCGCCGATAGCAAGACCGTTCCTTGCGCGCCGATCGCAATCGGCGAGGTCCAACTCGAGATCCCGATGCCTATCGGACCCTGACCGTCGTTACACCCGCCAACGATCGCCCGGGGGAAAAAGGGTTACTCGCGGCGCTCCTGGGTGAGTTCAGGCTGCCTGTCGCCGGATTCCCATTGGCAATGATCGTCGCCACGTACCCGACCCCGGCGGGCGTCGACTGCAGAAACGCCAGCACCGGCGCCACGTTCAACGGGAACGTGTAGTTATTCCCAAACGCATCCGGCGGCACCAGCGGCACCACACTGGCGACGGGCACCACGATGCCCGTCCCGAAGGCCGTCGCCGACTGCCCGACGCAGAGCGCGGGCGGACCAGCGGTGACTGACGTGCAGGCGAACAGGTCGAACTGATACGACAGCGTGTTGGCAAAGTCCGCCGCCGTCGCGGTGAAATTCGCACCGGTTGGCGCGATGACGATCTGCGCCTGAGCGGAGACGGCCCGCACCAGACACGCCACGAGCAACACCGCGCGGAACAGAGTCTTCATTGCGACCGCTCCTTCACTGAACGAGTTGAACCACCAGCCACCTGGCCCGACACCCCAGGCGGCTGGCACGCGTTTACTGCGAGACCGGTACGCCCGCCGTCACGGCGAACGACGCCAGCGCGCCCGCGACCACGACGATATCCACCGTATCGGTGATCCCGCTGGTCGGATCGGTGATGACAATTTGCGCCGTGCCGGCCACACCGGCGACGCAGTTGCACGAGAGCCCATCGGCCGACGGCGCCACCGCGACGACGGTCGGCGTGTTCGAGACCCACGTCGGCACGTCGGTGATGGTGACGGGCGCACCCTTGGCGTCTAAGCCGCCCGTGATCGTGAGCGTCACTTGCTGGGAGTCGGTGAGTTGGACGGTCATGAATTCTTCCTTGCTAGGCCCGAGATGGGGTTGCTCCGTGACGGGGCCGATACGCCACGACAGGTGTTGACGAATGGCCAACGCACCGGTGCTCCGGTCCCAGAGCACGTCGACGTTGGCGAGAATCGGAATCTCCACGGATGCCTATGACCTTAGCCGCCCGGCACGCCGATGTACACCGCCTGTGCGTTCGGACACACGGGGGCGACGATTCGTCTTCGGATTCCCGCGGATCTCGTCGAGCGTTTGCGCGGCGTCCCACAGATCGGCGGTGGCCTGCTCGAGCCGGGCGCCGCCGAAGACGTGCACGAGGAGGTCGGCGAGATCGCGCAGGCGATCGGGTAACGTCGTCATAACACCTGTCGCACGCGCAGCGCCTCCACGAGTTGCCGCTTTCGACGCCGGATCGCCACGCGACACCGCCGAATCCGATCACGGGAGGTCAGCCGAGCGATTTGCTCGATGAAATACTGGATCTCCTGCCGTAATTGCGTCGGCGTCTTGGGGTCTTTCATGGGGCACTGGGTTCGGGGTCCGAGGTCCGCTCCGCCGCGTCACAGAGGGCGGCGAGTTCCATCCACCACGTTTCGTTGTAGTGATCGACGATGTCGTCCCGATGCTGTTCCAGGAGCGCCCGCAGCGCCGAGACGGGCACGGCGGGTTCAGGCGCGTCAATGGGCGCCACGGTCATTGAGCCGGCCGTCATCACCTCGGTTGCCAAGTGTGTGAACACGTTGCAGGCCGGGCAGGTATACAGGTTCCCGTACAGCTTCCCGCATGAGGGACAGACCCAGAGACTCATCTACGTCCACCGTTCTCGCGGATCCGCCCACATCGCATAGACGTCCGGCCGGATCGGATCACAGACTAGCTCGCGGACGTCGTCGGTGAAGTCGTAGCGGTTCGCGGCCCAGCAGTCCGGGTTCGGTTGACTGTCGCGACAGAACCGCCAGTAACGCGGGCCGATGAGCACGACGCGCGGCGTCGACAACGGATGCAGGATCACCAGCGTCCGCTTCAGAGGAAAGTAGTCGCAGCGGGCGCCCCCAGCGTAGAGGATCATCCCGCTTTCTCCCGCGTATCGCCCCAGCTCACCAGATCTGACGGTGACGCTTCTACGCGTCGTCTCACCTCGTCATCCCTGGCTGCCCGCACGGCTTTCGGCGGCACCGTATACCGTTCGATGTGCACCGAGCCGTCGTGACAGCGCCATTGGCATTCGACGGTTTCGCCCTCGTGCGCGCGAACAACTCGGACGAATTCGGTCATCCGTGGCTCCTGCCGTGCGTTTTCCCCATCGTCAAGCCGTTCGAGGCCAGCGGTGATTGGCTCGGATAGTCGGCCGTCAGCGGTCCACTGCAGTCGTTCGCCACTTCCAGTTCCTCGACCGGTTCCGGATGCTGACCGGTGGCGCCGACAAGAACTCGTGTCATCGGTTTCGCCCGGGCCAAGGTCCGATCGTGCGCTCGCTCCAGGAGATCCCGCCGGACCTCCCGTTGGCTTTCCTCCGCGATGACGTCGGCCAGCGTGCGGCGTCCCCGAGGCGTGTACGCCTTCGATCGGAGCGGGGGGATCTCGGGCTCGACCCGTTCGACGATCGCCGCAGGCTGGGCAGGCTCGTCAGGACTCTGGGGCATCTCGTCGGCCTCCTTCCCGTCGCGCCAGGCCTGCAGCGTGCCATCAAACCCACCAGGCGAACTGCGCGCGATCGCGGCCAGGCGCTTGCCTTGGAGCACGCAATCGGGGCAGCGTGCCGATCCACCGGCCGGACGAACTTTCCCGCAATCGGGACACCGAGCCGCCGGCTCAAGGCGCCTCCTTCGCCGGACGTTTGCCGCGTGCCGGCGGCAGCGAGAACTGCCGGTTCATCGTCGATCCGGTCGCCACGACGGCGCCGCTGGTGATCAACGCCTTCATCTGGAACGTCAATGCCGGACGGGTCATCTTCAACGCCTTCGCGAGATCGCGCGGGCTCATCGGCTCACCGTGGTGCTTGAGCTGATCGAGAATCCTGGCGTCGTCAGGGAGGCTCCGATTGCGTGGCATCGCTCTTGCCCCCCCCCATTTTTTCTGGACGTCCCGCCGTCGGACGGGTGCCGGATCGGTCTCGCCGGCGAGGCCGCGCAACGTCTCGATCGCGTGCGTCAAGGCATCGCGTTTCTGTTCGAGGTCGAGAATCAAGGCGGGATAGTCCAGACTCATCGCTCCTCACAATTGCTTCAGCGAGTACCGATCCCCGTTCTTCGTCAAAAGACTCACCCGGTTCATTTTCGCGATGGCGTCATAGATCGTCTGGATGCGTCCGGTGCCGATGGCGACCGCAATCTGTCGATTGGTCATCTCGGGCTGCAGCAGCAACGCCTCGATCACTTTCGCGCAGGTCGGACCGAGCCGCTCTTTCCACGAATCCCAGATCGCCTTCAGCCTTGGATTACTTGATACGCTCGGCGTGGGTGCGGACTCTTCCACGCCGGCCGCGTCGAGTTCCCCGAACACGCCTTGCAACGCCCGGTAGAGCGGTGAGAGTTGACGACGGAGCGCGGCGAGCGACCGGGCCGCGTCTTGCTTCGCGGCTTTCGCGTCCGCCTTGGCCTGCACGAGTTCGGCGCGGAGATCGCGGAGTTCCTCTTCGAGCGCCTCGATCCGCGCGACTGGCTGTTCGTCGAATTCAACCTGACCTTCAATCAGTCTCATCGGCTCGCTCCCACCGCCGTCGGGCCGGCATCGGCCGCCAACGCCATGAACCCTTTGAAGGCGCGCTCCAGCATCGACGACGTCCCGCACCGCTCAATCTGCCGCATGGCTTTCAACGTGAACGCAATCGCGGCCAGGTTCAGCCGCACTTCCTTGAATGTGTCGCAGGCAATGACGAAGTCGGGCGCGGCCGTCGCGCGGTGAATCCAGCGCAGGGCGTGATCGCGATGGACGGTCAGCGCCCGAAACATCTCGAGGTCGCCGCCTTTGTCCGGATGATGCTGGGCCGCCAGGCGCCGGTACGCGGTCTGGACCTGGTCATCGCTCGGATCGGGGTCGTGAATCCCCAGCGCGTCTTGCCAGCGGAAATCTTCTTTCAGGGGCATCGAGAAATAGATCGCGACGCCGACATCGCGCGGGTCCACGCCCGTCGTCATGACCCCGCGCAGATTCAGTGGCACGTTCGTGGAAATCACAGCGACCGGCGCCTTGCGTCGATCGAGTTCCTTCGCGAGTTCCTCGCGGTAGTCGTTCGCCTTGCGCTTCCACGAGGCCATCGCGCGCTGATCCTGTGGACGAGTACGAGGCCAATTCTCCGGCCACGAAAGGGGAAACGATTCTTTCTTGTCAGCGGTCATGTGGTCCTTCTCCTATGCGGGCTTCCGCGATCCGTTCTTCGGCCAGCCGCCAGGCGGTGCGGTCGGATCAACCGGAGCGCCCCGCGAGAGGGCATTTGCCTCCAGCGCCACGGCCCCCTTCAGCCGCCGCGCCGGCGGGGCCTCGTCGTTGCTCATCGGCAAGAAGCCGGTGCTCTGCAACGCGCCGGTCGTTTTCAGGAAACTGACTTCGACCTTGGCGGATTCGACGATGACCTTGGCCACCTCGGCGACGGCCTTCGCGCGCGCGAGATCCATCGGGTCGTCCTTGTCCTTCAGCCCTTCGAGCGTTTCGAACAAGTGATTACGCAGATCTTCGATCTTGTTCTGAGGCATGCGACGTTCTCCGGCGCACCTGACGGGTGAGCGCGCCCAACAGCTGAATCGTTTGCGCGAGTGACTCGGGTAACGTGTGAACGGAATTGCGGCGCATCAACTCGCGCCGGGTGTGGAGTTCCAGGTTGTCGACGTCGACGTGCCACCGATCGCGGTCTTTGAACCAGAGGCAGTGTCCCGCGGGCACCGGGCCGTGGACGCGCTCCCAGATCAGCACGTGCTCAGGTCTCCAGTTCACCGTCCATGGCACCAGCGGGACGTCCGAGATCTTCCGATAGAGATACCCGTCGACCAGCCGCGTGCTGCCGATCGGCATCCACCGCGTGCCGCGCGCGCCTTTTTTGAACTGCGTCTCTTTCATCCGGCCCGGTCCCCACCCCGGCCGGCGCAATCCTTTATTCGGGGGGACCTGGCCCGGCTTGAAGCGAAAGGCGGCGCCGACGTGATCGCCGCGCCGGAGTCGGCACGCCTCCGGACTCGCCAGATAGGCGGCGCTCTTGCGCACGCCGAGTACACCGGCCCGCGCATAGACCGCAGTGAGGCTTCGTCGCAACGATCGCGCGAGCACGTCCGTCCGCGTATGCGGAAAGGCGCGACGGATCCGCGCATCGTCGGCTTTGCTCCAGAGACGCTTCCCCGCACGGCACAGGCAGACGTGCCCGTCGACGACCTGGCGATAGACGCCAGTCTTCGTCTTCACGCGCGTCTCCGCCCAGAGCCGCGGCTCTGGCCGAAATTCTCGGCCTGACAGAACTCCGCGAGTTCACGCCGGCCGGGAATGTTCCGCATGGCGCGATCGAGCGGTACGCATTCCGTGCAGAGCGTCTGTTCTCGGTTTGCCCACCCGCAGCCGTTCGCGCAGGGCTCGTATTCAGTGCACCGGCACCAGCGACACCGCCCCGGTTTGTCTGTGAGGTAGATCGCGCTCATGGCCGAGCCGTGTCCTTCCCGTCCAGGTCCTGCACCGCCTCCGCGCTCCGGCGCGTCGCCCGATGATGGGTGGTCATACCGCGCTTACCCCCCCCCTCGAGATCGTCGAACAAGGACCGGGAGTCGTCGTACTGCTCGCGGGTCAGCCGATCACGCATCAGTCGCGAATGCTGCAGTCGGCGATCCAGTGACCACTGCGGCGCGCGGTCCGTCGCGTCGATCAGCGTGACGATCGCGGCGCAGGCCTTCGCGGCGCCATCACAATCGACCGAGACGTGCAGTCCTTCGAGCGCCAGGACTCGAATCCGATCGAGCAGCCAGAGATCGTTCACCGGCCCGACTCCGCCGGGACGCCCGGCTCGATCGGCGCCTCGAACTGGAGCCCGTCGTCGGTGGCCACGCGCACATGATCCGGACAGGTGGGGCGCCCGGCCGGGCCTGTGGCCGCCGCCTGCAAGATGGCCCAGACCTCCGCCTCGCGCCGTTCGGCCTCCGTCCACTGCGCAATCACGTCGATCGAGACGACGGCGCCGGCGGCGAGTAACGCCTCGCGGACTCGTGTGTACCCGACCCATTCGTGCGCCCGTGATCGGGCGCGGTCGAGCCGCTCGGCAAAGACCTGCAGGTCGCGCTTCCAGGCGCCATAGCGTTCGGCGATGCAGGCAAAGTCTTCCACGTCATGCTTGCGAATCCGATACACGACGCGTCCGCGTTCGTTCTCGACGGGATCGCCGTGGTCATCCAGTTTCACCGACGCGTGCTCCAGTTCATGATCGAGCAGCGCGCGTCGTTGCAGGTCGGTCGTGAGCGGGTCGAGCCAGAATTCTTGCCGTAACAAAATCACGAAGTCGTACGCGAGCAAGTCGGCCACTTCTCGTTCGAGCTCGGACACCTTGCGACACTGCCCCAGCGTCACGTGTCCGTCGGCATCCGGCGTCCAGCTCGTTTGCCAGGCCAAGGCGATGCGCGCGTCGGCAATCTCGCGGTGATGCGCATCGACGAGTTGCTGGAGCAGCGCATACATCGACTGACCGACATCGGAATCCGGACGCAGGAAGCGATACGGCACGGTTGGAGGTTTCTGAATCTTCATCGTCATGCGTCACCTCGCGAGTTCAAAGAGAGACTGGTCCCGGAACAACGGTTGATCGCGCGGCAGCAGGCCAATCCCCGCACTCGCTTCCACCCAGACATCGCAATGCGGCGGCTCCGGTTGGCCGTTCACGATCGCGACGTAGCGTTTCATCACGACCAGGTCGACGACCTGGCTGTCATCGCGATACGCAATTTTCGTGAGCGAGTCTTCGACCACGCGGAGACACTTCGAGGCATCGGGCTTCGTGAGATGTGGCGGCGTCGCGGCGCCCGGCCGGGTGTACTTACCGGTGAGATACTTCGCCGGCCGCGGAAAGTAAAACGCAATCGTCAGCCGCGCGCCGCACTCGAGGAGGCCGCGTTCATCCGCCGGCAACGCCTCGATCGCATGGCTCGCCGCTTCGGCCAGGAGCGCTTGCCAGCCTTTCGTTTTGGGATTGTCGTTCGTCGTGCTCGTGAGCAAGATCGGCTTGCCGTGCTTATTCAGGAGTAGCTCGCCTGTGGATTTATTCTTCGCATAGAACCCCCAACTTCGCGTCGAGCCCTTGGTCTGGGCCACACCCATCGTGCGGAAATAGAGCTGCACGCTAGTTGCCTCGCTCGAGAAACCAATGCGGAATTCCGCCGTCCGTCACGAACATCAGTTCCGGTGTCTGGGTGCTCTGCGCGATGAACCTCCAGGCGCGGAGCACGGCATCGGCCATCGCGTCGCCGCTGCGATAGCGCGCATGAATGTGCGTCACCGCGTCTTCACGAATCGACACCGACAGATGCGTGCCCACACGTCCATCCGGCAAGCGATCCAAACTCACGATCAACCGCCAGCCATCCGGCGTATCGAAGACATGCCGCGGATCGCTACTCGGTGCCGCTCGCAGTCCGCGACTCACCGCGAGTTCGTCGACCACGTCCGCAACGGCGGCCGGATATCGAGCCCGCAGCGCAGTGAGGCCTTCGACGGACACGGGGACGCGTGGGTAACTCACGCTGCCACCTTTTTGTATTGACATTTCATCATGGCGTAGCTACAATTAACTTATGACTGACCCGTTCCGCGACATGTTCGAGGCGCTGAAGCAGACTGCGGAGGGCGTCGTCCAAGCGATGAATGGCGTTAAGAAGATGGCGGACGCCGCCCTCCTCGCGCGCGATGAACACGAAGATCTCCGGGAGACCGTGCAACGCCTCGAAGCGCTCGTCCTCGATCTCGTGCGGCGATTGCCGCCGCCGGAACACCCGGTCTGATAACCCGCACGGAGCGATACGACAATGCGAGCAAAGCCAGCGTCCGGCGTCCCGGACGAAGAAAATCCGGAATGGACCGCTGAGGACTTCGCCCACGCGAAACCCTTTGCCGAGGTGTTCCCGGATCTCGCCGCGAAGGAGATCGCGAAGCGTGGACGTGGTCCGCAAAAGGCCCCGACCAAACGCATGGTCAGCTTGCGCCTCGATCCGGACGTCCTCGCGCGGTGGCGGGCCAGTGGGGCAGGCTGGCAACGCCGCATCAATGACACCCTGGCGCGCCATGCGCCGCGGCGACGCCGGACGCCGGCGGCGAGGTCGCGCGCGAAAACGTCGTAACCGATCGCAGTCATGCCGCCACCGGATCCGGCGTCCAGCCGTGGCCACACCAGGTGCAGCTGCGGCGGCGGACGCCACGTGTCATGTATTCGATCGCCCCGCGCTGGCCGCAGTTCGGGCACTGGGCCGCGGTGAGATCGGCCGCCAGTTGTCGGTTCGACGGGAGCTTCATCATGTTGCGTTTGCCCGCCGGACGGATGCCAAGCTTCTCGTTGATCGACGTCATACCTCAGCCCTCTTCGCCGACTTCCCGATCACCGATCTGTTTCGTCTTCGCGTCGAGCGGCGCATACTCCTTACCCTTGAACGTCTGTGTCAGTCGCGCCATCGTCTCCGTGATGGCGACTGTCTCCGCGGCCCGATCCGGCAACGGCAGTAGATCGACCGGTACGGGTTCGTCGGCGCACTCACGACAGCGCACCTTCGTCAACGTGCTCCGGGGAGGCGCACGCCCCAACGTCAAGACGAGCACGGGATCGCTCACGTTCATCAGGTTCCCGCAGCAGCCACACCGCCGCCGAATAGCGATCCGTGTCCACGTTCTCACGGCTCCGGCTCGAGCGGCACGCGCCGCGCAATGAGGCGGAGTGGCTCCATCGCGGTCACCGGTTGGTCGGCCGGGGTGTCCTCCCGCGTCTCGAGAGCGCGCGCCACGTTCTGCCGCCAGATCTCGCGCTCTTCCTCGCTGGTTGCGGCCAGGCGCCGCCGAACGGACGCGGGTAACTGCGGCACGTCGCCAGCTGGGAGCTGCCGAGCCGTGCCCGGCCTCGGCTCATCCCAACCCGTTTCGTAGTTCTTCCGCGCGCAAAAGCCCTCGAGCGTGACGCCGTGTGTGAGGCCACGGTCCCGATAACTGCGATAGACGCGCTCGAATTCCCGCCGCTTCGCCACCCAGAGCTCGGGCGAGAGATCGGCGCCACAGGCCTGTTCCCACGATCTGAAGATCGCCACGAGGGTGGCGGCGATCGCCCCGTCCTGAAACGTCGGCGATTGGTAGGCGCCCACGACGCGAGCCTGGCGCTTGTATTCGAGCCACGCCTGCTCGATCGCGTTCGAGTCGTCGGGCACGATCAGCGCGCGGAGTTCCGCCGGGCGCGGCATGAAGGTCTTCGTCCGGCTCGCCATCTCCAGCGCCTGGAGGCAGTCGATCAAGGGGAGATCTCGGAGCGCATCGAAGTACAGCATCTGGGCGGCGTCCGAGAATTCCCGCTCGAAGACTTCCGCCACGGCGGACAGGGCAACGAGAAACTGCGGAGCGTCGTGCGGCGTCATCACTTCCCCCGAGCCTGAATCTGCGCCGCCGCGCGCGCGGCCGCTGCCAGGTTTCGCTTCAGGCGTGGCGACCCTTTCAAGAGCGGACCGGCCTCCGAGCCTGATTTCTTTAAGGCTGCCGCCGAATTTCCGTGAGGGGCGGCCCCCTTGAGGGGGCTCCCGCCGACGGCGGGTGGGGGTGGATCAGCGCGTCCGTTGTGTGGACGCGCTGAACCGGATCCGGAGATCGGATCCGGAGACGGAGACGGAGACGGAGACGGAGACGGAGACGGAGAATCGGGTTTGTTATGGCTGGTGTTATCAGCCGCGTTAGCGCGTGCGTTATGGTGCGCGTTACCGGCCCCGTTATGTTTTGCGTGGCGATTACGGTAGTTCCGTTGGTTCTCTGATCGCCGGGCGGATTCCGCCAGCACGCTGTCGAGCGTCTCGTTGTGCCAGCCGTCCGGCTTCCGTTGAAACCGGCGCATGACCGCGGCCCGGACCGTTTCCCACTTCAGGGCATCGCCGCACGCTTTCGCGAGCACGCGCTCGTCGGTCGGCAGCGGACCGCCGCGAAGACTGGCTTCATCCAGGAGGTTACGGTACGCGCCTTGTTCCTCGAGCGTCATATCCGTATACGCCGTGCTCTTCCGCCAGCGATCTACCCACCACCACAAGCCTGTCAACCGCATACCCCGCGCAACCCTTCTCTCGCGCCCTGGCCGTCTGAACTTCCGAGATCGCGTGAAGCCGGCGCGCCCTTATGAACGCGCCGGCCCGAACCTCTGCCTCCTATCTACTAGGTCCTGCGGTTCCGCAACTCCTGCGCCTGCAAGTTCGGCAGCACGCGCGGATCCGTCGCCCGCGATTCCTCAAACGACGCGATCAAAAACTCGCCATCCTTGTCGACGCCGACCAGACTCGGAGAGTGGCCGATCCAGTCGCAGGTTTGCAGGAACATGACCTGCTCACCGGTGTCCTTGATGATGCCCTCGGTGGGGAACGGGAGCGCGCTAGTGGTTCCCAGGAGCTGCTGCTGCTGACTGGACCCCTGAGCCTGATCACCTTGCGCGCGCTGTTTGCCAAGTCGATACATAGTTACCTCCTGCCTGTCACTCTTTCTCTCACGTCCTGACGGGATTGTCAGGGAGCGCCTCACGTCAACTCATGAACTATCTCGAACTAATGAAATGCCAATGAAAACTAATCACTCGTAACTGCCTTCGTCTTCGTCCCAGTCGTCCGGATAGTCAGTTACCTCACTGTCGTCGCGGTCGTCGCAGTGTTCACACTGGGCTTCAGCGTCGGTGTGCTCGAAGACAATGTCGTCGATGTCACCTCGGCAGTAACAGACGATGCCGCATTCCGGACAACAATGGGCCATGACATCATCCCGTGCTCAGCGCCGTTTCGCATGCGCGTGCCCCGCGCTCGTGTTCGAGCCTCTCGTTGCTGTGCCCGAAAGAGATCGGCCTTGTCGAGGTCATGCGCGGCCGCGGCGATGAACCCGACGCGGCGCACCTCCTCGATCAGTGCCACCAGGATCGCGAGCGCTGGTGCGCCTGCGTGGATCTGCTCTGCGGTGAGCCCTTCGAGCCGGGACCGAAACGTCGGCTTCTTCTTCATGACGCGAGCCCATCGAACAGCGCGACATACCCGCAGCTGAGTGCGAGGATCGTGAACGCGAGCAGCGCGAGATAGTCGCAGTAGCCAAACGCCGTCCAGGCAATCCCGCCGCACGTCACGCCGGCCAAGAACACAAAGAGTCGCAGCGTCCACCGATTGAGCCCCTGGACCCAGCGTCCGTCCTGCAGGTCGAGCCAGCCGTCTTTCATGCGCGCCTCCATCGGCCGTCGCGCACATACAGCACCCGCCCGGCTCCGCGTCGCGCCCGCACGATCTCGAATTCCGGGTCGTGGATTTCGTCGCGCCACATGAGCCAGCGCGTCATCATCGGGATCCGGATCGTCTTGCGACGTTGGGCATCGCCGAGCTGCACAATGCGATGGCCGCGGCCTTTCAGATCCGGCGGATCGGGTCGGCTCAAGAGGCGACACAGCCGTTCAAAGGTGCCGCGATCGAGATTCATCGCCACCTCCTGATGCGTTCCGATCGGAGCTGCTCCGCCATCCAGCGTTCTCGGGATTGACGGGCCGTCTCCTCAAGCCTGTGTCGACGCGCCTCTTGCCGGATCACGACCATGAGGACCGAGATGAGCCCTGCGAAAATGAGACCGAAGGCCAGGACCAGGGCGAGCCGGTTCATGACGACTCCCGGGAGCGCCGCGCGGCCTCATCCCGACGGCGCTCGTATCGACGGATCCAAAGGTGGAGGGAGATGAAGACGCCAACGGCTATGCCCGCAAAGGTGGCGAGATAACTGGCGACGAAGGTCACGAGGTACCTCATGCGACCTTCCGGAACTGCACGTCTTTCGCGGACGTGCCGACGACCTCGATCTCGTGCGCGTGAATCTTCGCGTGGCACTTCGCGCACACCAGCACGAGGTTGTTCGAATCGTTCGCGCCGCCCTTTGACCGATAGATGATGTGATGCACCTGCCCCTGCTTCAGCGGGAGCACGATGCTGTCGAAGTGCACGAACACGCCGCAGCAGCGACACCGGTTCTTGTCACGCTTCCGGATGGTCTTCACCATGGCATCGGCGACCGTCTTCGCGTCCGCGTCCTTCGCCGCCTTCAGGAGAATGCGCGGCCGATCTTTCGGGATCGCCATCCGCGGGCGGTCCGTCAACGCCGGCAAGTGATCGAAGCTCATCGATCGCTCTTCGTCTTCAGGACGGGACCTGGATTGACCAACATCCTCAAGGCCACTTCTTCGGCCCGTTCTTTCAGGCCACTCTCTGTCACCGGCCCGAGACACCAACTGGTGATATAGATCCAGCGCGGCTCGCCCATCGCGTCGGTTCCCAGCTGTTCAAGAACCGGATCCGAGATGTGGGGCCAGGCGGTTTGGTCCCGCACTTCATGCACGAGTCGATACCCATCGAGTGTGATGAGCACGGACGGCGCGCGTTCACGGCTCATGTGATCAGAACTCCGACGCCAGCACCGGGACCTGGGTGTCCACGAACCGGTCCTTGCAATCCGCGATATCGCAGAAGCCGCAGTCCTTCTGACTCGGCGTCGTCTGCGGTCGGACGTGCGATCCGACACTGCGAATCACGGTGTAGATCTCCTCGCTCCGCATCGACGTCAACTCTTCCGGCGCAATCGGCAGCCGATGATCCTTGTAGACAACTTCCCCGCGCAGGTTGGTCAGGTACTCCTTGACACGCGGAACCACCAGCATGTAAATCAGCACCTGCCACCAATCCGCATGCCGCTGCTGCCCGGTCTTTCCATCGACCACCAGCGTCACACCATCTTTCACGGCGATGAGATCCGGTTGGCCGGCGAGGATGGCGCTCTTGCCTTGGAGCTTGAAGTTGTTCTGGCCTTCGTGCGTCACCTTCCACTCATCGGCCCGGAGCTCCGCCGCGCGGGCATTGACGAGCACGGTGTGGTCAGCTGTCCAGGCGGCGAGATTGAACGAGGTATCCGGGCGCTTGTCGTACTTGAAGTGCGACTTCAGCCAGGCCTGATAGAGACAGGCTTGCTCGCCGGCGAGCAGCTTCGTCAACCAACTCACCCAGATGTACGGGACGGGTCGTGGCGTCGTACTCACGCGGCCTCGATTTCTCCCGGATCCGGGATCTGAATGCCCATTTCGGCGCCGAGTTGTTGGGCGCGCTCGATGAGGTCCGAGAATTCGATCTTGTTCAACCGGGCCGTCGATCCCCCCACAACGACTTCCTTGATGACTTCGCCGTTGCCGTCGTGCAGGAGCCGCTTCTCGGGTAACAGTTCCAACTTGAGTACTTCGTGCATATCCTTCGGCCGATAGCCGCAATGGTCGGAGAACAGCTTCACGACGACGCCAAACCAAAATGCGTTCTGGGCGAGCGACCGGGCCGCATGCGCTTTTTCGATCGTGACGACCACATCGCAGTCTCTCCACCCGGCAATCGCCGTCATCATGGCTTGGCGACCGCGTAACTTGAGTTGGCCGCCCTCGACCCGGCCCGAGGTTTCGTACACCAGCATGTCGACGACAACGCTCCAGGTTTTCAGAACCCGTCTTCCAAATCTCCCGCCCACTCGTCGGAGCCTTTCGCGCCGTTACCACGCACGGCCGCCTGCGTCTTCGCCGACCACCCGGCCCGCGCGCGTTTCGCCCAGCCTCGCGCGCGGCTCGCGCTGCGTCGGTCGTAGTCCGCTTTCGGTTTGCCCTTGTCGGTCAGCGCGCCGGCTTCCTCGTTCTTGCGTTCGAAGTAGTCGTAGGATTCCGCGAGGAGGTCCAGGAACTCGGCCGGGCACGCCGACATCGGCCGACCCTTGAGACTCGCCCCGGTCCAGTCGCGCGGGTTGAGCCGGACCTTCTCATCCCCGTACTGGGAATCGAGATCGCTGTCGCTGGCGATCGGTTTTGGCTTGGCCGCCCGCGCCTGGGTCACGCGCTGTTGACTGAGCGCCAGCAGCGTTTTCAACGTCGCATCCATGGATCGCAGGACGACCAGGACGTCGTCTTGGTAGGCCATCTCAGGCGACCTTCCGCTCGAGCCCGGTCACGGCATTGGCGATCGCCTGGAGATCGGTCATCGCCAGGCTGAGCACGTGTTTCGCCATCTTGGTCCGGAGCAGGGGCAGCGGGACCGCTAGGAGGGCGGCGCCGTACGCCTCAAGTTTCCTGGCATCCGGCAGCACGGCCTGGATGCGCGCCTCCCGCTCGAGCCGTTCGAGTTCCTCCCGTTCGGCTTTGGCTTTCGCGTCGGCCTCGGCCTGGATGCGAGCCTGTCGTTCGAATTCGGCGCGTTCGGCCTGCTCCCGCTCGCGAGCCAGGGCCTGACGTTCCTCGTCAAGCTTGGCCCGCTCCGCACGCTGGGCGGCCTCGAGCGCGTCCCGTTCAATCCGGACGGCTTCCTGCTGCGCCCGTTGCCGGGCTTCGACCTCGAGGCGTTCTGCCGCCAAGGCGGCCCGTTCTCGCTCGAGCGCGGCGCGTTCGGTGGCGAGTCGCGCCTCTTCGGCTTCGCGAGCGGCGCGCTGCTCGGCTTCTTGCTTCTCCCGGTTGGCCCGGATTTCCGCCTCGAGGGCTTCGAGCTTGATCCGGTCCGCTTCGGCCTTCAGTCGAGCCTTCTCGTCGTCGACGACCGCTTTCTTGACCTTGAGCGGTTCTTCGATCTCGAGCAGCAGCCCGGTGTACCGTTTGGCTTCGGAATCCACCAGGCGCCCGTACGCGAGCGCGTCCGCTTTCAGTTCGACCCGGCGTTTCTCGATCGACGTCCGGGTGTCCCGCAAGCTGGCGATCGCCAGGCGGACCTGTTCGTAGCCCTCCGGGGTGTCTGTGGTCAGGTCGACGCACTTCGCCCGGAAGTCCGCGATCTGGGCCTCACTGACGTGATACCGCACGAGCGTGATCGCGGGCGTGGGTGTTTCGGTCGCCATCACGCGGCCTCGGCTTCGCGAATTTCCGCGAGTTCATCCGGCGTGTAGAGACCCGCGAGCAGATCGGGATAGATCATTCGCGCCAACCGCGATTGGGCGCGCGCGACGAGCATGTCAGTCGGGTTGCGCCCCCAGCCGCTCGCCAGGAATCGCTTTTCCCAATCCGGCTTTTCTTTCGGCCACGCCTGCCGCCCCATCTCGAACGTGTGCGTCAACTTGATCGGATTCCGGCTGCCCTTCCGCTTGGTTTCGTATGTGGCCTCAGTCTCGCTGAAGCTGATTGGTTCGAAGAATTCGGCGAGGCCGGCCTTAAGCACGAGCGCGACCATGAGCGACGCGGAGAGGGAATGCCGACCTTCGATCACGTGCACCGATCGGAGACTCGCCATCGCGGGTAGGCCCAGCTCGCGGCCCACCATAATCGTGCTCATGACTCCCTGCGGAGTACCGTACGCACTGAACATGCGCGAGTCGTACATGTTCTTCGCCAGCACGATCGCGTCCTTCATCGACCGAGGATCGAGCTGGCGTTCCCATTCGGCCGGCGCCGGCGCGAGGACGTCGGCGGGTTCACGAACGGCGATCGCGGTGGTCGATGCCGGGGCTTTCGTCCCGGACGGTGGATACACCTGGTCATCCAGCCAGCACTGAGGATCGTCGCAGCGCGGACGGACATGGGTGCCGTCGCACTTCGGGCGTGCAGGGACTGGCGACGCGGGGCCATGGCGTTCGACCTCCTCGGCGCTCTCCGGATCCATCTCCTCCATGCCGAACGTCTCGACTTCCTTCGGTACGCGCTCGCGCGCGATCTCGTCAAACGGAACCGAGACATCCGTCCG